TAACGCCATGCGTTTTCAGGAGAGCGGTTCATGACTTCACCAAACGCCTGCCACTGCTGCTGTGGGTTCACGCCTTGCTGGCTACCTGCGGTAGAAGCAGGGGGCGCGGGCATGTCGTAACTGGGCTGGTACTGAGCAGGAGCCTGGGTCTCCACACCATCGATGTCAACCGGCACAACTTCAGTGAAGAAGCGGTCGGTGTAATCAGCAAGGTGATCAGGATTGGTCAGGATGGTCTCCATGCCGCGAGCGCGCTCGGTCACAGCATCAGTTTTCTGAGCCTGGCCGATCAGCATGTCTTCCAGCGCACAAGCGTAGGAATTCAGGATCCCAGGAGCCTCAATACCGAAGTGATTAACGACGGCGGCGCTTTGCGGGCTGAGAGTTTTCTGGCCCGTAGAAGCCTGAGAGGAAGTTGGGGTCGAGGAGACGCTGGTAGGCGAGATCGGCTGAGCCTGCGGTGCCTGGTAAGCCCAGGGTTGGACCTGCGAAGGCTGACTGATCGGTGTTGTAACCTGCTGTGGAGCCTGGTATTGAGACGGTGCTACCTGGCTGGGGGAGGGAATCTGCCCCAAAACCCGCTCCAGGGAACCCATCGCTGCTTCCCAAGGATTGCTGCTGGGGGAGGAGCTGAACGTTGACGGGCTGGACGGGCTGTTGATAGAAGGGGCCGAAACCGGTGCCACCTGCGACGGCGGTTGGGCTGTAGGCACCGAAGCTACCGCCGGGGTAGACGTTTGCGCCACCCATTGCGGGTAGGCGGTTGAGCCCTGGTCGTTGGATACCGCCGGGGCTGCCGCCGGGGAGACCGGGCTCGGGGTCGAAGCTTGGATCTGCTGGCTCATAGCTACCCGAGTAAGTTAATTCTTCCGCAAGGTGATCAAACGTCCTGTAAAGGAGCGGTGTGATATTCAGTCTAGGATCAGCCGCTAGGGGTTGATCAGGCGCAAGAGGATGCGGAGACTGCAACATCTGGTTTAATAATACCAGGAATTGCTGCATTGCTGACTGAACTTGTCCGACCATTCTGAAAGGAAATCCTTTCAACATTTCGGCTCGTTCAGCTTCATTTTTATCAGGGAAAAGATATTTAAGCGCTTCCACGCTCTCAACACCTAATTCCTGCATATTCCGCACCACCATTGACTTCTGAAGAACGTCGTAAGCGGTATCCTCGTAAACATCGCCTTGATAGCGATACGAGACTGAGCGATCGCCATCTTCCGGAAGACCGATGACGCCGCGTGGAACTTTATTTTCTGATAATGCTTTTTTAATTTCTTCGTCAAGTTTCATATCAAATCGCGCTAACGCTTTTTGATATTTTTCGACAGATTCAGTGTCAGGTTGTTGCGGTTGTTTTGGTTCTTTAAGACCAGAAGCCGCAATAAACGACTCCCGGAAAATGACTTCTTGNTGGTAAATCATCATTTCCAACAACTTACAGAATCCGTAAGTCAGGAAACTCTTATTCTTTCGAGTAGCCGTGGCCTGAGCCCGACCCATTAAACCTTTAATTTCCGTTGCAGTCGCACCTGCCGAAATAGAGATTTCATCCACACCGCCTAAAGCTGTGCGAATTTCCTCCCTAAGCAAGAGTGCATAACGGTTCATATCCCCACTAATCGGGTCGGGCGTCATGTACCCGACACGATCAGAAGGTTCGACGTTGGCAATAATCCTAGGAACCCTAAGACCACCACCCATAGCCGAACCAAACGGCTCACTCACGCGAGTCGAAGGAGTATCACGACCAGCAAAACCGCTCTGAGAGCTAATTGTTGGCCTGAAAGCACTACCCGCATCAGAAGCCTCGACCAGATCCGATCGAGGGCGGCTAGAAATCAGAGTCGGGTTACCGAAAAATTCAATATTCTTAGAAATATTTTGAATCATGTTGTTATGGAGCACAATTTGCTCCATAAACGGATCGAAGTCACCTTCGCCTTCCGTTCCACTCGCGTTAGGTTTGTTTAAAACTTCAACTGCTGGAACAAAACCAAGGGGATTTGGTCTGGTTTTGCGTGGTGTTAAGGTCGCTGTTGCTTCTAAGTCAAAACTAAGCTCAGTGTCGGCTTCGACCTCGCTAATTTCATCAGCCGTGATGGCTAAACGGACATAGCGTTTGTTTTGGCCGTAAGTGTCACCAGGAAGACCTAAAGTTTGATTCTTAACTTTATAGTCGTACAGAATAACAACTTCTTCAATTTGACCATTCACATCGTGGTAAACACGATACTGTTTCTTATTGAAAAAATAGATCTGATACTTTAATTTCTGATCTGGTCGGAAGTAGAAAAGTCCGCAGCCGTCGATCAGAAAATTACGAATGATCGCAGGAAAACGAATATCGAGCTTGTTAAGCTCAATAACGTCAGCTATAAAACGAGTTCGACTTTTGTAAGTGTCTTGATCACAATAAAAAGACAAACCCTTCTTAATCATCAGAAGGGTCATCTGTTGGAGGTGGCTCAATACCACCATCGTTGCAGCTTGGCTGGAGCGATCTTGAGTTCGGGCAGCCTCTAAGATCTCTTCAAACTGAGTGCGGATTTCTGTAGAGGCTGTCATCTAGTGAAATTACTTCTTTTCTTTGAATTTGCGGGCTTTTTCCTTGGCTCGCTTCTTAGTCTCCATCTTAGCCTCATCGCCACTGGGGGCTTTCCTTTTTTCACGCTCTTCTTGAAACTTGGCTAAGACCTCAGAAGGCATTTTGTTATCAGCCATCGGGAAGGAGATAATTACGAACTCTTTCTATTTTAAGGGTACCTTGCGGAAGTTTATCGATTGGGTACGACGTAATTAAATGATCTACTCGACCTAGCATGTCTGTGTTTCCCTCCTCAGGCTCAAATTCGTCACAGAGCTTTTGAACTTCTGGACGATCCCAGATGTAATACTCAGCAATAGACCTAAGTTTAGTTTTGCGCTTGTCAGCATCACCCATCCAGCTCAAGTGCCACCCTGCATCCCGGTCACCGACATAAAAATTATTTGTAGAGGCTCGTAGCGAGGACAACGTTCCAAAATCTCGAAGTTGTCCCACCGTGGACGCAGTGCCGCAACGCCAATCGAACAACTCGCCTTTAGGTGAAACAAGCTGGCGGTCAGCACGTCCGTAGTGCATAGACATACTCATACGAACAACTTTGTCTTTATGTTCGTCTACTGCTTTTTTGATTTCATCTATTTTTTCAGGGTTGGTGATCTCATCACAATCTGAACAAATAAAATAAGTGTCATCCGGCATCATGAAGAGACCGACACTTAAAGCATCACGTTGACCTCGCTCACGCACCCAAGGGTCGGGAGCTTCTTCGTATGAAGGAAGCTCCACATGGAGAACCTGAACTTTGTCGTCGGGGATACCAAGCTCTTTAAGTGTTTCTACACACGTAAACTCTTTTGGCTCACCTCGATGGGTGTAGTTTGCGTCGGTTATCAGGAACCCATCTACGTGGTCCCGCAATGTATTTATGCGCAGCTCTAAAATTTCCCGCTCGTTAAAATACGGAAAGCAGTCGATTAACACAGCAATCAGCCGAGATAGCAGTATATTAACTCAATCTTCGGGTCCAACAACCGCACTCATGCGCTCTTTGGATTTTTTTATCAAGTAATTTTTAGTTTCTTCGGCGTTTACATCCACNCCGGGATCAAACTGCTCGTCCGTGGCAGACGAAGACATACCAGTCGGAGCTTCAGGAGAGTTAACTTCAGAATTTAAATTATTTTGAACTTCGGTTCCGTAAGTATCCCCAGGCTCTCTATCTCGACGCCTTTGCTGATTAGCAGCCGAAACCGCTTGGTCATAGCGCTTAGACAGTTCATCTCCATACGAAGCAAAGTCAGCCATGATCAGTAGAGAACGAATAAGCCAGGTAAGTTACCGCTGATAACAGCAGTACAAGAAATCGGGAACAATTGATTACCCTGAAGTTCGATAGCAGTCGCCTGTTGACCAGGTGCGTCGGCTAACTCAACAGTCAAATAACCCTTGTTTTGATTCGGATCTGCTTCTACGAAAAGACCTCGACAAGCAGGAAAATTTATTTGTTGCATATTCCCTGATAGCGACACTCCAAAACCACTTGCATAGGGGAGAGTAGCTGTCTGACCAAAGTACCCGCCAAAAGCGCGAACGTTCATTTTTTTAAGCCTTTCTATCAGTCTACTTTACTTAATTCAATTAGCTTCTTTAAATACCACTCTGCTTTTTTGAGGTCTTCCACGCCGTTTTTATGCTTAAACCGCCAGAGATACTTGAAGCAAGATAACTGGCAAAAATTCTTGGTAGCTTCTGCGCCAGCGGCTGACAGCATTGCATCGATGCACTCAATATCACCCTTGTTATAGTGATCAGGGTGATTAACACTATCCTTGCTACTAGCTGGAGTGAAAACTAAGTCAAACTCTGGTCGATCACTAAAGCAGATAGTGTCGTCGCAAGCGCTAGAAAAGAAAGCCACGTCAGTATGCGAACATTGAGTCCGTGTCAATGATACCTTCTTTTTTAAGAAGTGCAGGAGAGTATTTAAGATCCATGTGTTCAACAAGCGCATAATCAGGAATCCGTAATTTATCTTTGTCCTTAACAACAGGGACAACACGGCGGTGCTCCTGTTCCGGGAGTAAATCTTCAAAAGCTAAACCCATAGAAGATCTATCTGCAATGGGCCAGTTACGTTTACCCGTCAAAAAATAACTCTTGTATGGATCACAGCTATCGCTAGTTACATACTTGTCAGCTTGCTCTTGATCCAGAATCATCAACCCTCCGTAAGGGTTACCTAAAGATACAAAGCCCACGACCTCATCATCAGTCGGGGCCAAAACAAACTGGCCTTTGTGAGGTACATCGCCCCAGCATTTTTCTGTCGGCCCTAATAAATTCCATTTTCTGTAGTTATCGAAAGGTATTTTCTTGTCACCTACACGTTCAAAACGACAGAATCCAGGCTCAAGATTCAAGCGTTTAAGTTTATCTTTATATCTAATCCAATAATCAAAATGCTCAACACCAAATAACATATCGTTTTCTGAGTACATATAATAATCAAAAGCTTTAATATCTACTTTATTTTTCAAACTGTTCTTATGTGCCCAGCATAAATAGTACCCTTCGTACTCTGGAGAGGCGACAGTGAACGAAACGGTATTTAAACGTATGTGAGAACCAACAATTAAGCTAAATTCGTCTAAATCTCTCCTGTGATCAGAATCGATGAAAATTTCAACCTCACACTTAAGAGGCAAGGTCTCGTAACCTTTTAAAACTTTTAAGGTGGTCTCAACCCGACTAAGAGGGTCGTGTGCTGTAAGAGCTATATAAATACTTTCCATCAGTACTCAAGAGAAAAATTGCCTCGACGTTGCAAGAAAGTCATAAGGTGAGTATATGCGTCCAGTAGATCATCGTGGGACGTCGCACCAATATTAATTAACTGATCGATTAAGGCATCAAACTTTCTGTATTTATTAAATGTTACTTTTTTGTTCTCAAGAAGGCCCAAAGTACCTCTAAAACGAGCCACTTTGTCTCCTCTGAAACCTT